TATTGTCTAATGCACCAGTGGCTATATTTAAACCAGCAGATTTACCAAATAAAGTTGTGCCTTCTGCTCCACTTCCATCATTATTACTTAGTGAGATTCTTGAATTATCGTCAAGTGCAAATCTAATATTAGAAGAACCAGCGTAAAAATTTAGACCACCTAAAGCATTATAAAGATTAAGATTGCCATGACTTGATGAGCCATATCCTAAATAACCTTGTTGAGCATTAGCAGAATCTCTAAAGCTGACAACATTAACTAGTCCATTACCAGTTGTATTAGATTTAATTACTAGCTCAGGGGCGGCTAAACCGCTATATCCTCCAACATATAATACGCCATCATGACCAAGCCTAAGTTTTTCTGCTGGGTCTTTACTACCACTTGCAACTTTAAACATTAAATCAGTTCGTGCTTCAGATGTAGTAAATGTTGCTCCAGCTTTAGCAATTATACTAGCACCTGTATTATATTCAGAACTTGCATCGTAACCTTGAAAAGCTATTTCTCCTATAAAATCATCTGCATCAAGAACAGTATTAGTTCCTACTGTATTACTTCTTGAATGTCTTAACTGTAGTCTTGGTATTTTACCATCATTAGCCGCAAATGATGTTATAGTTAAATTTACTGCCGAGTTACTTTTTCCATGAATAAAAGAATCACCATTAGTATTTAATTTAATCATGGTAATATTTGGGTCATCGCCTTTCATAGAAAATTCACTAGGATTAGAGTTGCCTTCACTTTGAAAGTGGAATCTTTCTTCACCACCAGAACCAAGAATCTTTAAATGATGTGCTTGAATATTTAATGTATTTGTTGAATCTGCTTTTATTTTAGCATCTGCGGTTTTAATTAATATATCGCCACCAGCTTCAATTCTTAATTTTTCAGTAGCATTACCACTCGTGCTAGTTTCATTAGATGTCCAAAATGATAAGCCAGTTTGGTCTGCATCACCACCATCTTGAACTACGGCAATAGCGGCTTTTTTATTGTCACCACCAGAAACTCTTGAAAAACCTATTGATGCTCCATAGTTACCATTACCAGAAGAAGCTCCTAGACTGTTTAAATATATATTATCCGTTGTATTACTATCTGCATCAAAACCTGTACCTTGTACTATTTTTAACATACCAGCGGCTGTAAGTCTCATTTTTTCACCACCAGCAACATTAAATAGCAATCTTTCATCGCTATCATCATGGTAATACTGAAATCCAGCTCTTGCTGTATCGACTACATCTCCAAAAAATATACTCGCTACTTGGTCAACTGGAGTTAAAATACTAAGACCTGCATGAACGCTATTTTCTATAACTAAGTCATCTCCCAATGTGTTAGCAGTTAATGGACTACTATGAGCAGATGCACTTTGTATATGAAGACTGCCTTGAATAATCTCATCATATACTGCTGAACCAGAACCTGCAACAGTTAAATCTCCACTTATAGTAACATCGCCAGAGATTGTACCTCCAGATAATGCTACATTAAGACTATTATCAGATGTACTAAATACTGCGTTTAAAGTTTCTTTTGTTGTTGAGGAGTTTATTCCTATAGCGTTACCAGAGGAATCGGTAAACACTTTATTCAACACTTCTTGTGTTGTGTATTTTCTTAAGTTATCAGCCATAACTTATCCTATATAATATCCGCCACCACCGCCATAAAGGCATTATTAATCATCTTACTGCGTAAGGAGACATCGGAAACATCATTGAGATAACTCTTTTATTGCTTTCGTTGTCTGCTAATTTACCATAAAATTCTTTCATAAAATATTCTTTTTTATCTATCTCACCTCTTTGTTCCGAAATCATTGCTTTGACATAATCAACTACTGCAAGACTTAACATTTTATTTAAATTAATATGAGAAGATGTAGAAGGAGATGAGTCTTCTTTAGGTATTTGAGTAATTGTTACTCTTTCACCTGCTGATTCTGCTGTAAATGTACCAGTTGCAAATGTTAAAGTACCAGAACTAGCACTTCCAGAAAGAGTATAGTCTCCATCATTACTAGTAGAACCTTTTATTCTTATTTTATCTCCATCTGAAAAATTACCTAATCCAGAAGCAGTATCAGTTATAGTGTCTGAACCACCTCCTCCATCTACAAAAGCAATTCCAATTCCACTCGCATAAGCAGTTGTTGTTTCTAATGATTCAGATACAAAAGGTTCACTAAGTCTTGTATATTCTATTCTTAATCCATTTGCAATATCTTCATCTGGATATACTAGTTCATTATCAAATGCTTGTAATACACCAGTTTGTGTAATCCTATCAGCATTCCTACTACCCATTAACTTGTATAGTAAGAGTTCTCTACCTCTTAGAAAGTAATAATATTCTTTATCTACATATACACTCATGGTGCTTTATCCTCAAGTAAGTAATGAGGTTGAGAAGTTATTCTTTTAATCTTTTTATATTTATCATCACTTGTATCTAAAATACTTACATTATTTATTGCAATGAGGTCCGATGGTATTTGATATACATTATCATCAGCTGCTATTGATTTTATAATATCTTGTTTATTTACTTCTACTTTCTCTTTTGTATTACTTTGTATTAAATGTATTGCATCTTTTATGTATGCGATAGCAAGGGTTTCTTCTCTCATCCCTGTTCGTTCCATTAATTCTAATACTGTCATTATCTTGCTCCTTGCATTGCCATAGCCGTAGCTAATGTTTTAGGGTGATTTTCTATATAAGATTTTATTTCAGCTAATGCTAAATTATAGTGTTGTTGAGACATTTGACCGTAATGAGTTTTTTCTCCTAATTGAGCCTGTATTGTTTGAATCCTTGCCATCAACATTTCACTATCTTCTTCTGTTCGTATCCAATGTTCTGTTCCTGTTGTAGTTGAGCTATCACTAAAATCTCCTTGATGACTAGAATCCATCATTAACTTTGCAAATTCTTTAAAACAAGCATAATTAATTACTACATTTCTTAAATCAGAATCATCATCTATTTTTGTATGGTCTATAAAATAATAGTATCCATCTTCTGAACCAGAAGGTTCTGGAAGTATTTTAATTACACCATTGTCATTCCACCAAACTGGATGAGTAGATGTTGCTTTTTTAAGACTGCCAGAATCAGCTGCCCATTTAGATTCCGCTATTGATATTTGAGTACATGAATATCCATTCCTTTGGACTTCAGTAATTGTATCAGCATCTACAGAAACTCCTCCTCCTCCTGTAAATGTAGAAGATTGAGTTTGAGCAAACATTAATAAATTTTTAGGAACATTTGCTACTACAAACTTTTGAGCAGATGGTATAAAATCTACATCCGCTGTAGCTACTCCTGTTATGTCTTTTATTTCAGCCGTTATTGCTGCTGTTGCCATATTTTATCCTTATATATAGGGGACCGAAGTCCCCCATATACTTTTTAAGTGGTTATACTGCCTTGACTATTAATACGTTTAAAGTACAAGAAGCTAAATCAACAGCTCCTCCAGTATTATTAGCTAAGATAGCTGTAACTGTATCAGCGGCTGTAACCTCAGCGCTTAATACTAAGTCTGAAATATCAGCACTTAAACTTGATAATACAAAATCACCAAGCTCAGCTCCATCTACAGTTAACTCTTTTGCTTCTTCATCGCCATCAGCTATTGAACCAGCATCCCAAGTTATTGAACCAGAAAGAACATCGCTGAACTTTTCAAGACTGTTACCATCTTTGTTCTGACCATATAAAGGTATTCCCATTGTTTACCTCCTATTTCCAGACGGCATGTGCTTCGGGCATCCGAAATTCCATACCGGCTTCAGTTTGAATTAAGTCAACTCTACGGTCAACACCACTATTCTCAAGAGTTTGAACTCCAACATATACCGCAGTATCACGATTCAATCCGTTACCAACTAATGGTCGGTATGCACATTGAGTCATATTCAAAGCAAGTATCTTAACTGGAGAACCATCTAGATGAACATTACGAACAAGATTCATTACACCATAAGGAGTATAAACTTGAGTAACGTCTAATCCATAAACACCCTTGCGACCTGCAATTTGGAAATCAGCTCTTCCTAGTTTATGAATGTTAGATGTAGCATCAACATTAGAAACTTTTTGGACATTAGCTGAAAAATATCCACTTAGTTTGTGCATCCAATTGTAAGTATCAGTTGAACACATAAACAATGTAGCATTTGCATTATTGTAACGAGGGTCTAAGAATTGAGACATATCATCAAGAAATTCATCTTGTGACTTTGTTCCACTTCCACCAATACCAGAACCATCAAAGATATTACCATAATTAGTAACAAAACTAATTGCACCTTCTGTGTACTGAACGCCATCTACTTCTGCTTGAGAACCAAATAACAACGCTGTTTCGATGTCATACTTATGCTCGATTAACTTTGTTCTCCAAATTCTTGCAAATTCGTTAGGCTCATACTTAAGAACAGTTGCTCTTGTAGTATTATCCATCGCCATTGCAGTTTTGAAGATTTGAGTTAATCCAACAGCACTTGAGTATGGTTGGTCTTTCCAAGACTCTGGGTATCCAGAACCTTGAGAATGTGCATTACCTACAACATAAGACCTCTTGTCTTCTAGTTGAGTAGCGATTATCCTATCGTGTACTGCCTCATCTCCAGCAACACCGCCTGGAGAAAAGTTATCACTTAGAAAAGAAGCTAGTTCATTACCTGCGCTATCAAACTTAACAATCTTACCAGAAAGTTTTACACATTGCTTACTGTCTTTAGTAAGATTATCAGTAACACTATCAACCTTCATTAGATGATAACCTGCTATTGCACCACCACCCGAAGTTGCTGAGATTGGAATCTTAACTACTTGACCGGGTAGGAAAAAAGTAGGTCTTGTTCCACTTGCACCAACATCAACTTTAGTAGCTGATTGACCATGAATGCTAGTAATATTACCAGCAGACTTATAATCAGAAGCCATGTAAAGCTCAACAGATTGCCCAGTTGCTGATACAGCTCCACTTGCATTTGATTGTTTTAGTTCCGCCTCTGCAAAATCATCAGAACCGTTATCAACAAATCCCATGATATATGCATATCTCTTATGATACGAATGTCTCTGTTCAGTAAATTTGAACTGAGGGTCGTCCGTAGGTCTTTTTGCGACTTGTGATACAAATCTGAAAAAAGGGTCTTGTGCTATTGCAAGTTCAGAAATCCTATCCCCAAAATTGTATCTTCGCCTGAGGTCCCCTGTGCCGGGTACAGCAGTTCCACTGTGTCCAGCGTCTGGAGACGCTCCATATGTTTCCATTCCGAAAACATCAGCCATAATTGCCTCACTTTTGGTTTACGGCTGACAGTATATTATTTTAAATACTGAAAGCCTTTTCTAATTCACTTCCAGAACCCAAAATAGTATCAAAGACTTTATCATCGGTTGATTGTTCAACTGCCGTACTTCCTTGTGTTGCAAGTGTAGTAGGTTGTTGTTGAACTTCTCTCATCTTGTTATGGATTTCTTGTCGAGCATTATTAGCTATTTGCTCATCTCGATTCTTGCGATTCATTAAAAAGTATATATCCTCTAACTCAAGAGATTTAGATTGTGCATAATCAACAAATTCTTTCCATTGTTCATCTGTCATATTCATCTTTTGTTTGAACTGGGCTTCTCTTGCCAACTTTGCATTTTCATTCTTTTGAGTTTTCAAAGCATTACCTAGTCTACGTTGGACTATTCCGTCTATCGTAGCTCCAAGCACTTTTGCAGAATCAGAATCGGGTTTACCAAAAGCCTCTTCAGCGTCAAATACAAAATCCTCATCTAGATTAAGTTTTTGATTCATCGTTTCGGGAGTCTGGCCTCCACCCTCAAAATAATTTCTCACATGATTAATTAAATTGGGGTCTTCTCGCATAGCATCTAGTATAGGCATATAAGGTTCAAGTTCCTTTAGTTTACCATTTAACCTTTTAGCTTCTCTACTAGAATCGCTATACCTTTTTTGTAAAGTATCCAAATTATTATCTGGAACTTCATTCTGAACTTCTACATTAGGGCTCGACTGCGTGTTACCGCTTTGTACCGAGGTTGTTTGTGAAGGTTCTAATATGCCGCCATTGACTTGATTATCTAAAGACTCAAAAAAGTCTTCACTATTCATACCTATGACTGCATCTTGTACGCTTGTACTTTCGGGGGCCTCTGTGGCGTTACCTACTTGTTCTGACATACTATCTCCTATTTTAAGATTATTTTAATTTAGCAACTATGAAAATAAAAATGCAAGAGCTATGACTGCTCATTTTTTTGTACATTCTTCTTTACAGATTCCATATCTGCCATTAATTGTTCTTTCATTTTTTGAAACTCAACTTTCAACATACCTCTTAGTAGTTTTTGTTGTGCTTCTGTTTCTAGAACATCTTTTCGTATCTCGTTATTCGCATCTCCAACTTTCATTTTAATACCTGCTTGTACTAATTGACGTTGAAGTGTTTCTATCGTACCATCTCTTTCTTTCACCATTTCTTGCATTGAGTTTAATTGTGATTGCGCTTGTGCAACCATTGATTTTCTTTCAATAATCTTTTCTTTATTTCGTATATCAGTTTCTGCTAACATAGCAACATCATCTATTAATCCAGATTGAAACCATCTAAAGTATTCTTCTAGCAATGCCCATCTATTTAATGGTAGTGTTGCTCCTGCTATAATCCTTACATCAAATCTAGCAGCTGAATAATCTTTATATTTACCAATAGCTTTTCCATAGTCATTGTATAGATTTACATTTATTCTTACTTCTTTTTCTTGTGAATCGCCACCTTCTGGTTGTACAATCCTAAATACTTTTTCTATAGTGTAATGTTTTTGAGCCATCATTTTAAATACTCTACCTATGTGTTCTAATGATGGTTCTACAATACTATTCATCCATGCTTTTAATCTTCTAGTACCAAATTCATCGTTTGCAAGTAATCCACGATATGTTTCAGCTTGGTCTTGAGAGAATCCCATCATTGCAGATGGTACACCACTTATATATTCTGCATCACTTTTACCTTGTTGAACAACTGTAAAGAATGCATTATTTATTGGAGCAGGTTGTATTGGTGTAGGAGGTCTAAATCCTTGTCTATATTTTAACAATGCGCCAGGCGATGATGAATATTTTTCCCATTCTTCTTCTGGTACAGAACCCTCTTCATACATCCATCTAAGATTAGAAGATAGATTTGCATTATGAAGCATTATCTGGTGTGCTTTATTTATTTCTTGTTGTTTACCTATTAATGGAGTAACTGCACTCATCGGATATGGAGTTCCTGTATATAAATATGGAATAGGAATAATAGGATATTCACTAATAGGTATTGTTTGCTCGAATAAAAATGTGTCATCTCCTACACTACAAGTTTTTACAATTCTATTTTCATAAAACTCTATAGAATCCACTATATTTTTTGAAAAGTTTTTATCTTGTTGAAACTCTAAGAATTGTTTTTCAGACATAACCTGTTCTTTAACAATGGTAGCTTCATCTCTAGCCATAGATATAAGTTCCATTTCTCTTTCTTGAATAGATGTAATACCCATTTTTTGAGAGTTCTCTATTAACAACTTACCTCTTTCTGGTATAATCTCACCTTCTTGAACTTGTTGTTCTATTTGTAATTGTTTTTCTATTAATTGAACTTCTACTTCTTGTTTAAAATTTTCTAATTCCTCTTGGACCTGTTCTTTTAACATTAACAATTGAGATTCAGTAGGTTCTATCTTGATATATACATTTCGATACTTAAACTTCTTTTTTGCATATGTTTCATAGTATGGAATAATATCATCATCTTCACCTTCTGTATTTATACCAAACGATAAATCTTCAGGCTGTGTTGTATCTGAAAAGTTTAAATCTCTTTGAGAGTATGATACTACATCCGTTCCTCTTGTAACCTTTTTTATCTTTGCTTGATACTCTGGCAACATATTTATTAATCTAGAACGAGCTATGTTTTTTCTTATTTGTATAAAATTAGCATCTCTAAATAAAAAGTCTCTACTAGCAGGGTCTACAAATACATCATATGGGTCTATTCTACTAAACTGTACTTCTCCCATTCCTCTATCTGCATCTTTATCTATATCTACAAGAAAGTATCCCAATCCTTTTGTTAATGAATCTAGTATTACTTGACTGTATAAAGACTTGCCATTTGATAAATACCAACAGTAATCAGCTATATCTGAATGAACTTGTGCAATATCAGCATCGTCTCCAGTTGCTCCAACAGCTTTCCATTTAGGATTATTAGATGTTGCAAAGTATTTCATTATTTCTATAATAGGAGTTATCCTATTTATAGTAAACGAGGGCATACCAGATTCTTCTAATGCATGAAGTTCATCTTTAGTCAATTGTTCATTCAAATAGAAATCAAATCCTTTTTGACTAGTGGATTGCCACCTCATTCTATTAGTATTATTTGCTTTATCCCATATCTGTTTATTTACTTGAGCTTTTGATTTTTTTGTAACTCTAGCCATTATACTTCCATTGTCCTTCTATACCAACCATATAAAAACTTTTCCTGTTCTGGTCTTTTATTTACCAAATCATAATAATATTTCAATCTATAACATCTAACTCTATTTGCAGATGGTGTATATTTTTTTAATGCTCTTTTACTTGCTGGTCCAAAGCCACCATCTACAACTAACTTCCCACCTCTGTTATTAATTGCTCTTTGTAAAACTTTTACAGCAGTTTTTCTTCCTTGATTAACACACATATCAAAAAATATATGTCTTAGTTCTTTTGGAAGCTCTTCTACTTTATTTTTGTCCCAATAATCTTCTTTATATATTTCTGTGGCGTACTCAACAGTAAGATTTTTTATATCTAAGTCTGGGTAAAATCTTTTTGTAATACCCATATTTGTTTCTCCACCTAAATCTTTTGGGTCATTAACATATCCACCTTCGTGCTTTAAAGTAACTTTGATTATATCCTTAAATTCTGTTAATGAACTCATACTACAATCCAGTTTTATTTTCTTTTTTGTTTTAAACTTCTTAAAATTTCTTTTTCTGGATTTCTTTTTTCTGGATTTCTTTTTTTATTAGACCTTCTAATTTCCATAGGTTTAGATTTTAATTTAGATAAAACTTCTCCTTTTTTCTTATAATGAGGAGTGCATACATTTACCGCTTCAGACCTACTTAATCCTAATTTTTTTCCTTTAGAAATACATGAAGCTTTATTTGCAACATACTTTATTGGATTTTTCATAAATTTACCCAATGTTCTTACTTTATCTTTATCTATCTTTGCCATTTAAATTTTCCTTTTATGCAACTAACCAACTTTTTGCTTTTTTCTTACGTTTAAACCAACTTTTTTTATCATCATCCTTTTTCATATTAGGTGGAAAAGAGTGAATTTGTGAGTAATAAAGGCTTTCAATTGTATCATCATGAGCCATTTTAGGGCCGAAAGTAAGAATTTCGTTAATTAAATCAAACATATTTTTCCTTAAATGCACAGTTCCTGTACTAAAACGTGCCGAAAGTCCAGAATATATACGATTTCTCTTTTGTGTCCCACCGGGTTTTTCTGGTATAACTGCAATATCAAACTTATTTAGTCTTCTTCTTTCATCATTCAATGCTTGAAATATACTTCTATTCATTGCAACGTCTTCGACTGTAGAAGATATACAATTATATTTTTGATGTAGTTCTAGTATAATGTCAACTACTCCTTTCTTACCAAGTATCTCTCCTGTCTCTGGATTCTTAGAACCAATAGTAGGAACACTTCTATGTCTTTCATATTCTAAAACATATAATTCATTATTTACATCAATAGCTATAACAGTAATAACAGAAAAGTCACTATGCTTTGTATCAATATCTGTAGCAGGGTCGCATCCTATAAATGTATTTACTGGTATATCTTTTCCATCTTTTACGATATAATTAATCCCATCTTCATATTTGTAATACCCTTCCCAATATTGTATATGTTCTCTTCTCCATATCGCATCCTCTTCAGATTGCACTTCCATCATATATTCTTGATAGAACTTTTGAGGTTGTCCAGAATCTGCATAAAACTTTTTCTTTTCTTTTATTTTAGATAATGGAAAGAATGATTCCCATAATGGCGTATCTCCGTCTATAAGAGCTTTATATGTAATAACTTTCCAAGCAAACTTTTTGTTATCTTTTTTTGCCTTTGCATAATTATTAATTAAGTTATTAATAAAAGAATCGTAATGAACTGGAGTGCCATTTACTCTCAGTCTACCAGTGTGGGGTTCGATAGCAGGATATACAACTGCTGTAACTAAGTTTGCATTTTTATCTCTTGCTTCTTTTGTAATCGTATTTGCTTCGTGTTCAAAATCATCTAATACAATAAGGTCATATCGTTTATGCAACTTTGCACCTCCACGAATACCAGCTACATTTGATTTACTAATTAACTTGCATCCATTTGATAACTCTACGTCTTCCTCTGTCCATTTCTTACCCTTCATAGGTCCAAAGTAATATTTAATCATATCGTTAAACTCAAGATGATGTTTGATATAATCCATATTACCTACGCTAAGTTTTTGAGTAGCAGATACCCATGCATAAAATAAAAAGTTTTCTCTTGTAGCAAATACAAAGTCTTTTATAATAGACGCTTTAGTAAGAACTGTTTTACCATGACCTCTGGGAACAATGACAGCGGTTTGTTTTACATTTTTATTATCAATAGCATCTGCTATTTCATAATGGAAAAATGGAGTTTCAGACCTCATAAAATCATCTGGAAGAAATAATTTACCAAATGATATAAGGTCTTTATGTGCTAGTTGTAATGCTTCTTCAGCTTTGCTTATGTTCTGACTGTTTATATTTGCCATCTAAATATTTATTAAAGTCTTTGTCAAGTTTTTGCATATCAATAAAATCATTAAATAATGTTTCTGTTATTCTAAGTCTTTCTGTGATAAATTGCAATTGACTGTATATGCTTTGAATAGAACGCTTCATATCATGTTTTGTTATTGAGTTTTTCTTTTTCATGTTTCTCCCATTTTTTCTGGAATTTCTAACATATCAATAATTTTTTGCATTCTTAATATATTATAATATGTTTTAGATGTCATATTATATAAAATATATTCACTTCTTATTTTGTTATTTAATTTTTTTAATATTTTAATTGCTTCGTCTAATTCTAAATTATCTGGAATGTTATCTAGTTGATTCATATTCTTTCCTTAAATAGTTTAGATACTTAGCTCCTTTTTCTGGATTAAATATTGTAGTTATCAATCTATTATCATCGTCATCATATCTAGGGTCTATAATTGTAACAGGACAATTAAATATATTTTTATCATCTAATCCTAATTTATCTGCATAACTATCCATTATTTTAAAACTTGCAACTTGCAATGCATGACTAATTGTTCCATTTGCTGGATTTTTAACTACTTGGTATCCAGAAACATGAGTGTGTCCACAAGTAAGAATATTGTCTGCCCAACCTGTCTGAGCAGCTCTTGCAACTCCATGAGCAGTATTCCAAATACTATTACCCTTAAATGTATGTCTAGCATTGATAGTTATTGTTTTTCCATTTGGAAACTTTAACTGCATTCTAGCTCCCCACTTTTCATAGAGTCCTTTGTGGTCTCTCATAATAAAATCTAATGGGTCTCCGTCACCAGACCATACATCATGATTACCTGCTACTAAGTATAACCAATCAAGTTTGTTAACAAAATATTCTGTAAGTCTCCAAGATTCTTTTGCAGATGTAGATTGTTGTCCGTACAAATATGATAATCTTCCTATCCAATTATTTTGTATATCACCAAGATTACCAGCAAACATTCCTTTTGTATTATTTATAATATTCATGTAGTGAAGTATCTGAGATATATCAGTACCATCATCATCTACATGGGGGTCTCCAAAATGTGCAATACCTATAGGACCATCTATATTTATATCAATACCAACTAGTTTTTTACTCTTTTTAGATATTGCTTTTTGTTTGTATTGTTTTTGTCTATGCTCTATTAATTCTTCTATTGGTATATGGTCGGGGTCAACTTCATGTACTTTAAATTCATTTTCTTGTATAATAGTAGGGGCTACTGTTTTTCTTCCACAAGCAGTGCATTTCCATTGTTGTTTTTTATGATTTGCTCTATAAATAAATCCACTTTTATGTATAGACCTTGAACCACAATGAGGACATCCTATAATATTGCCATCCGCATCTTTTCTTATGTCATCCCCTATACTCATCGCATCCCCCTTACAATTATTCTATTTCTTTTACTCTTTTAGCACCTTCTAATTGTTCTTGTGAAAAACCTTGAAACATTCCAAGTAAACCAACTTCTTTTTGTTTGACATTGTTACCTGATGTTCCAACTATCTTACCTAGTTCTTTAACAGATTGCAATGTTATATTATCATCCTCACTATAATCAGCAAGATGTTTTAGTTTACTCAATATATATTCATGGTCTATACCCAATCCCTTTGCGACATCAAGTACAGACTTTTGTATTTCTTCCATTACTCTTTCCTGTTTTAATAATACAGTTGCTTTTTTTCGTGCTTTTTGGTTAGACTCTTCTTTATATACATTCTTATAAGCCTCTATCGCTCCCATACCTACAACAACATTAGTAGCAAATTGTTTTTCTTTGTTAGTAATTTTAGTTCTTTTGTGTACTCTTTCGGAAGTATTTTTTATTTTAGTAGAAAATGTATATCTATTAGGATGATTACTAAAGTCTGTATCCATTTTTGTAGATTCTTTATTTATAAAACTACCTACAATAGTGCGAACCCATCCTTTTGCATAATTATAATTTTTAGTATCTCCATGATGATTCACGCCATTTTTTACTTTTAACAATTGTACTATTCTATCATCATCACTATACACCCAATCTCCTTCGTTAGCTTTTCGCCAATCTGGATGTACTACAGTATTAGGATGTGATTGTTTAAACTCGTCTATATCTTCGTAAACAAAATGTTCTACATTTTTAATTTTTCTTTTTTCTGCCATTCAATATTATCTTTTGTTAATAATACAACTTGCCTAGATAAGTTATCAATTAATTCGCCTACTTCTTTTTGTACAAAAAATACTTTCTCATCTATCTCTATAGGAACAATATTTTTGGATAATCCATTTAATATTAGTTCTTGGTCTTCTAAACTAAGGTCTACTAGGTGTTCTAATAAATCTGCCATTTTTATACATTTATTTTATCCCGACCCAACCACCCATTAAGTTAACTTATTATGCAAACATTTGCAATAGTTACCCCAGTTATTTTATAGAAAAATTTTAGGATTTTGATATGTAACCTTTTTCCCATTATATACCCCCTATATGGGGGATTTACTAAATAACTTTTCAGTTATTTTTTATTTTAATTATTACTTTAATAATTAATTAATTAACAGTCTAATAAGGAGAATATTATGACATTAATATCAAGACAACCGAAAGAAGAGCTTCCGGTTGATAATCAAGTAGAAGATAGAGTTGAATACTATCGTAACCTAGCTCGTGCTGTTAGAGAAGATGGATTGAAGAAGATATTGGCAGCTCCTGTAAAGAGTAGTTACAATAGAACATTCAAAGAATGGAACAAGACTCAGAGAGATTACAAGATGGAACTTGCTAGTAGACTTCAGACTATCAATGAGTTCTGTAGAGAAGAAACTGGTGTATCTTTAGTCAAAGAACCTGAAATCCCTAACTTGGATATATAAACAAGAAGAGGGGACTTTATGTCCCCTTTTTTTAATTAAACTATTACACTTAACTGTGTGATATAAAGTGTAAATATACTTAAGTGTCGTAAGAATGTAAGCGCATCTAGTAAATAATAAATAAATAAACTTATATAAAACAGAGATATTAACTTCCATTTTTACGATAACTTGGGTATAAACATAAAAGGAGTAGCAATTGAATAATTTTATAAATATATTACATAATCTGACAGTTGTAGTAGTGTGCAGTTTCTTGTTTGTTTCAATTGTTGTAGGAGCTGCCACAGTTATATTTGTATTACTTGTTTAATAAGGAGAAGTAAATGGTCACATACAAATGGTTTGAAGAAAATATGCCAGACTTAATTGTTGATGCTTATAAACAGGGGGATGTGCTAGTAATAGATATTCCTCATGGCAGGATAAAGATGATGCCAGAGCATCGCAAGCCTAGGCGAAACAAAAAGAACCTTCGTAGCTAAGTTGGTTCTTAGGTTTTTAATGTAGTGTAGTTTTCCCTCTAATAAAACTGCATGATGAAAATGGATAATAAAAGGGCAAGGTCGCTCACTCTGATAGTTACTCCATTACTATCTGATATGACTTAGTTACGGCTATATCTGATACAGAAATGCCGATTCGCAATGGCTTTGGAATGTCTTGCTCTTTTTAATCTTAGGAGGTTATCATGACAAATCAAAAAATTCATCCACATAGTTGTTCTTGCGGTGATAAATATATTAATCATGCTCACGATTTTCCAGAATTAGGATGCATATGTTTAACCTGTGGATTAGGTGAGGAAGTAGTGTTTGATGAAGAATTGATAAAATATGCAGAAATGCTAATAAAATTGATAGAAGACCCTAAGACAACAACAAGATTTGACCATGTAAGAGGAGCTGTAGAGCAAAGAGAATTAATGGTCTTTTATGTAAAAAAAATGATAAAAATAATTAAAATGAAAAAAATTTGAGTGTACTTTGATGGTAAGCGCGATACCGGCTGGAAAGGACAGCTCCCTCCATTGCGCAGGGTCATGGACCGAATTCATGTGAGGATAAGGTCAAAGGCACTCAAAAATTTATAGGCACTGTTCTCTTTCTTATATCCACAACTACAATATAAAGAAAAGGACTCCGCATCCTTAGAGCAGTGCCTTATATTTTGTGTTGTTCGCAGATTACTCAACAGTGTTAATGTCATAGTTAACATAGAGACTAATCACCTCTGCACAAATTTATTTGCCTATCTAACGCAACAGTTTACTTGCTCCATTAGTACTGTGGCTCCGTTACTATCCGTTGGAGTCGGATGTAGGCAAAAATTTTTAACACATACAAGCTGGTAGTGGTGGCTCGAGCATGCTTCAAAAGCATTGTAACTATCCACGCCAGCATATATTTTTACGGATAGCGTGGTTATAGAGGTAAATAAGGGAGTTTTAAATGAGTAAAATAAAAGAATATTATGTTGATTTTTCATGCATGATCGTCAATGCAGAATCTTCAAAACAAGCAGAGGATATTGCACTTGATTTCTTAAAAGAAAATGGATTATCACCTCAGATATGCAACATAGAAGAGTCAGGAGATAAGGAGCCAGATGAGATCGGTATTCATTCTGAGGACACATTCCATGTTACAAAAAAGGATAAACAATGAACATAATAATAGCACTATTTATAGCAGTCGTATTTTTATATGGACTGTATCAACTAACAATAGGAGATGATGATGAGTAAAGCAGTATTACATCTTATGCACAAAGATGAAATCATGATAAAACTAGAGAAAGAATTATCTCTGTTAAGTCATGTAAACAAAAACCCAGAAGCAAACAAATATCTAATACCAAAACTACAAGGTTCTATAGATGCACTAAAATGGGTATTAGGTTTTGATTACATAGAACAAAAAGAAGAGGAAGCAAATGGTAACACAGACAAGTAAACTAGCATACAAGCAATTAAATGAAGAAGGTATTGGCGATACACAGAAATCTAAGATTCTGTATGTTGTAAGAGAGCATTACAAAATTAGTGATAAAGGATTATCTCTAAGAGAAATATCTAATCTAACAAACTTTGAAATCAATGCTGTTAGTGGCAGAGTAAACGATTTGAAGAAAGATAAATTGCTTGAAACAACAGATAAAAGAAAGTGTTCATATAGTAAGAGACTTGTATCTCCTATTATTCCAAAAAAAGATGAATCAGTATTTATTACAGAATTGCAAGATAAAATACTACTATTATTAGGAATATATGGGTATGACAAAACTAAAGTATCATTTCAGAATAATCTCGATACTCACGATGTATTATTTACTATACGATATAAATATTGGGAATTGATAGATATTGAAGATTGTAAAAAGATAGAAGAAAATGCCGAGTGTTTGATAGTTCCATGTCATTGGGAAGATAGCGACACTGGAGACAATTTTTCATATGAAGTAAAACAAAAAGGAGCATAATATGCCTGTGCCATTCGGAATATCAATAGAAAAACAGTTTAAACTTGTAAACAACATGAGCAATGTCGATGATTTTACTGTTGGAACTTTTTACATCGGTGAAATAGATATTGCGCCATCTAAACTTATTGCAAAGTTTGGTTCTCCAATAACTAATAGAGATTCAAAAATCTCTGGAGAATATGTGTTTCAAGGCAATACTGGTAGACCAATTACGTTATATGATTGGAAATGGACAACGCTGTATGATGAAAGTAATCCATTTACACCATCTGGCTTTTGGGCACTTGATAAACCAATACGAATGAATGTTGGTGGCAAAAATGAATCAGACTTTTATGATTTTGAAAGATGGATTAAACATTTGATAAAATAATGGTATGTGGACAGATATGACGGTTAATGAACGCTTTTAGCGTATGGGGCCCTCACGAAGTGACTGATTTAACCGTCTATCTGTTGACTATAAGTATTGATATTGTTAAATTTAGGAGACATATAAGGAGAGATATATGGATATTAAAAGCATTTATAATGTTTACTTAAAAGAACAAGAAAAACTAAATAGCAGAGATAAAAACGTGTTTCATGCATCTTCTGCTGGTTCTTGTTACAGAAAGCAAATGTATTCGTACTATGATTATCCATCTGATACAAAAGATGATAAATCATATAGATTACTAAGACTTGGAACTATTGTACATAGTGATGTGGAAAGTGCAATATCTTTGTATCAAGATAGATTCCCTGAAAAAGATATATACATTGAACAGAAAATACATATCAAAGACTTAGAAGTATCTGGTACATTTGATGCTGGAGAAATGATTACTATTGATGGCAAAAAAGAATTTACCTTGTACGATTTAAAAACAGCAGCTGCTTACAAATGGACTACTAAATTTGGTAGAAAGCAAAATAGAGTAGCAGACTCTGATTTAAATTATAAATTACAACTTGGCACTTATGCATTAGGTGTAAAAGAAAAATATAATCCAGACCAAATTTATATGTATCTGATTTGGTACAATAAAAATACATCTCAAATGAGAGAGCAACTAGTTTACCAAGAATGGATAAATAAAGCTCTTGAATATTGGGAAGAAGTACATGAAATAAAAGAAGACTTAGGCAAATCATTCGAGAGAGAACTAGAACCTATGATGACTTATGGAGTTCCTATGCAAGATTGGGAATGTAGTTATTGTCAGTTTGAAAGTATATGCCCAAGTACACTATCTAAGAAAAAGAAATAACAAAGGAAAAACAATGGAAAAAAACACACCAATTGTAGTGGATGAGAACGCCTTATCTGCAACAAACGAAATAAGAAAAGCAATCACAGAAAAACACAAAAATGTATCATTCATGACAACACCCGGTCCCTATATCAAAAAGAAACAAGGACAAGATTATGTAGAATATTCTTACATGAGGGATATTGCTGATAAAGAATTTCCCGGTTGGTCTTGGGAGATAATAAAAACTGAGAACTTAGGAAGTGAAGCATACGTAGTTCATGGTAGATTGAAATGGTATGATGAGGGTATATGGAGAACTGGTGATATGGTAGCAGCTCACAGAATACAAAAGCAAAGAGGTTCAGAAAGTTTTGTAGATATTGGTAATGATGTGAAAGCAGCTAACACAGACTGTATTAAGAAAGCATTCAACCAATACTTGAACATTGCAGATGATGTATATCGAAATCAAGTTCATGACCTTACACTAACAGATGAAGAAAAGAATGATATACTTGTCATAGCATCTGAGATAAGTGAGAAGAGAATGAAAGAAATACACGAACTAATTAATAATGATACTATTAATCAATCAAACTACAAAGGTTCATTAGCAAAACTAAAACGAGAAAGAGGAGTAATAGATGCTTAAAATAAATAATTATGGTGAAGTAGACTCATTACTAGAAGTAGATGAATGCTATACTATTGGTACAAATGATGGTAAAGAGTTTAGAAGAGTTGTATATCTTGGCAACAAAAATCTAAATGGAAAACCTATGATGGTATTCAGAACAGAAGATAATAGCAAACTAACAGTCAATCCATCATTTCATACATTTACTATTGAGGAACAACCGTTACCTCAACCTGAAGACCTTGAATCTAAAATAGATGTTCATATCCAAAACCAAATAAAAGGAGACTACAATGGGTAAAATCAAACAAAGTGATATAGATAAACTCAAAGAGGCTGGCAAATTGTCAGCTTCTGCTGAGAAATCACTAAAGAAAACTAAATCAGTATCTAAGAAAACTACTTCGACAAGAAGATTTATGAAGACAAAGAATGGAACATTCGTTTCACCTAGTCTTTACTTTCGTGGTGGCAGAGGGTTAGAACCTTCTAATGATATGATTAAGTTCCAAACAGAATACGAGAAACTAGTAACTAAATACACAACAACAAGTAAATAAGGAGAGATACATGGCAAAACAACTTGATAATGTAACTTTTTCACCTAAGAAACAATCGTTTGTTCCATTTGAAGAAGGCACATATCCAGCTCACATTAAGTCTTTGGAAACAAAAGAAAGAATGACAAGGGCAGGAGAAGCGATTATTGTCAATATGTCATACGAGATACATGAAGATGCTGCTAATCAAGAACAATATCTTTATGAAATGGATGGATACAATTACAGAAAAGATGTAAACAACAATAGGATACCTGTGGTAGACGAGGATGGTAATCATCTCAAGACAAATTGTACTCAGATAGTAGGAAGGACATTCTATGACAATGGATTCTTTATATTCACAGCAACAGAGTCTGCGAATAAAAATAGTAGGTATTTCAAACTTCTTGAAGGTCTTGGAATAGAACTAGAAGAATCTAATGGTATGAAAAAACTGGTGTTGATTGAGGAAGAAGATGTAATAGGTCTTCCTGTTCATGTAACACTGGCAACTCATTCATACATAACAAGTGATACAAAGGATTTACCTCCAGACCAACAGGTAACAAGAACACTTTTGAAAGCAAAAGAAATTGTTCTTTGGGAAGGTGGTGAAAAGTTATCACAAGAAGAAATGGATGATGACGTTCCTTTCTAACAAATAAAAGGGTAAGCCGAGAGATTTCACTTGTAGTAGTTTATCTAGTATGAGTAATTTAAGACGAGGGTGGTGTATATCCAACCCATATACTCTCCAAGAACTCGTCTCTCTCGGCATCACCCTCAAATATTTAAGGAGATTATATGAAAGAATCAACTGCATTAATTAGGTTAACTAAGTCTGAAATAGAAATGGTTATAAATGCTCTTCAACTTACTGAAGATGCAGCCAAACATTTTGATATAGATAATATGTTTACACATAAAATAAAACAGGACTTTATTAAAATAAGAACAAATATAATACAAGGAGAAAAACAAAGTGAAACCAGAAACAAAATGGAAGAAGAAGTTAGAGGGAATCAAAAAACTTGCGAAGTCTGCGATGACTGATAAACCACAATGGAGACCTGCTGAAGGATATGTTTATATAAAAGATGTAGAAGAAGGTCAATTAGTAACTACAGGAAGTGGCACTAAAGCAATAGTTACAGACCCTAATGATTCAGCAACTGTTGTGTATTGTACAGAACATAGAATAAATGATAAATTTTATTTAGGGAGTCAAAGATGGTCGGGAACTACAGAAGTAAAAATAATAAAATAAAAAAGTTTAATGAAAGAAACTATGCTAAAAATGATGCGAAAAAAGCAGATAGAAATATATACTTTTGTACATCATGTAATACTTGTTGGGAAATTATTGGCAAGAATCAAGGATATAGTAAAAATAGTGTAAGTTACTATGAAAATTTTCCAACATATGGAAAAATAAAAAAACAATGTATAAGATGTAAAGGAGAAACAAATGGGAAATTTATTAGACGCTCTATTGGAAATAAAACAAAGGGAGAGAATGTATGAGGAAGTGTCCAGCTTGTGGTTACGAAAAACCTACAAACAGAAACGTAAGTCTTCAGATAAACAAGATGATGTCAAAGAAAAGCAAGAAAACAAGGACAAACATCAACAAAGTAGCAAGACTAATCATTAATAATGTTCCTCAAGATAACAGATTTTCACTTGAAAAATTCTTATATGCGATTAAAGATGCAAAAGATTCTATTGTAGATTATTGTATAAATCAGTATTATGAAAGTCGCGCATTTGAAAATGGTAAAGGTTTTGCTTATTTAAGGGCAATTATACAGAACCAAAATAAATACAATTATGAACTTGTAAAGCAAGAAAGAAAAAGATTGGGTTCTGTACCACCAGTAATAGATTAAAAGCTCCTCATTTCATAAGATACATCTTTTAAAAACAAAATAAAAAGAATGGCAAAAATGAAAGAAAGTTGGCTACTTGGGGAGCTTTTATAAAAGGAGAGAGTATGATAATATTAGACATATCTGAATATTTATTAAATGCTATACTATTAATGATTCTAATACATTATTTAGTATTCTTGGTAAACAAAATAAAAGGAGATTAGTATGAGATACTATTGGGAAGCTTTATTTAGCACAGAGTATTTCCCTTATTGGGAATTTACAATGCTAATGATGTTGTTAATGCTATGTAGTGTATTATGGAGATTGCATAGAATAGAAGAAAAAATAGATATTATAAATGAAACACTAAACAATGTTTTAGATGATTTAGAATAATAAAAAAAGGAGAGACGTATGTTACAAGAAGCTAAATTTCCTGTAAAGGAAGTACCAGCAGTAGGAGTTGATTCTGGGAGAGAAATAGACTCCACAGGTTACAAGTTTATAGTAAGAGAAGATACTGGTAAAGTTCTTAGTTGCATGACTAATAACTACAAACTAGTAAAAAACGAAGCTATACTTAAAACTGCTAACCCTCTTATCAAGAAGATGGGTGGCAAGCTATCAAATGTTGATGTACTAAGAGAGGGTGCAAAGACTATGATGAAATGGACATTCCCTGACAATAAAGTTAAAATGTCTAAGAATGATGAAATGATACCAGAGATTAACATTGTTAATAGTTATGATGGGACCGTCGGTCTTAACATACTTGGTGGTGCATTTAGACTAATATGTTCCAATGGATTAGTTATTGGATTCATAGCATCTAAGTACACAAACAAACACATCAAAACTAATATAGCATTGAATGATTTAGATAGAATCATTGAAGAAACTGTTAGTAATACTTCTATGGTATTTAAAGATGAGTTTCCTGTTCTTGCAGAAACGAAGTTTCAAGAGAAACATCTCATCGAGTTTATCAAATTATTTCCAGAGTATGCGAATACAATGGTAGCTGATAAAATAATCATAGAGAGCCCTAAGACATTTTGGGATTTACTAAATGTAGGTACTAACATACTTACACATCACATGAATAGAGATATGGACTCTACTCACAACTTGGAGAGCAGACTTTACCCTAAAGTAAAGAAACTAGCACTCAAAGAGGCAAAAGTTGCCGTCGCTTGATTGGTACGATTGCCCTATAATTATACCTTATTATGGTGGGAAGTATATGCTAAGCAAGAAACTTGTTCCGTATATACCTCACCATGATAGGTATTTTGAAGTATTCTCTGGAGGTCTTTCTATGTTCTTTCGTAAATCGAAAGTAGAATGGAATGTACTGAATGATAAAGATAACAATATAGTCAATCTATATACTTGCGTTCTAGAAAATTTAGATGGATTAATACATTATCTTAATTGGATTCCAAAGTCTAGAGAAATATTTGAACAATATCGTACTGATATAAAAGAAAAAAAACCAATTGATATACCAGACCCTTACCAAGCAGCTAAATACTTTTATTGCATAAGACATAGTTTTAATAAGTTAATCCATACGCCTATGTCAATGGTAAAGGATTGGAATAAAGATTGGGAGTCTGAAATTAAGTACTCTAGAGAAAAGATAGGTGGAGCTACGATTGAGAATCTTGACTTTGGGGACCTCATAGATAGGTACAGTCCTAAAGAAAATGATTTTTGGTACTTAGACCCGCCATACTTTGTAGCAACAGACAAAGGTGATTACTACCAACATAATTTTGATGCTGACGACCATATAAGATTGAAAGAAAAAGTAGACAAGATTAATTCAAATGGTGGTAAATTTATGGTATCGTATGACTACAGAGACGAAGTCTACGATTTATACAAAGAGTATAACGTAAAAACCATATCGCTTAAGTATCATGGTGCTACAGACGAGCATAGGGCAAAGGAAAGAAAAGAATACTTGATAATGAACTATGAACCCATGAAACAAGCAAGTTTATTTTAAAGGAGATTATATGAAAAACATAGAAGATGTAACAATAAAGAAAATGCCATCTAATATAGAAGCAGAAGAAGCATTGCTCGGATGTGTTCTATTGGGAGGCGATATAGAAATGGAAATAGCAGAAGCATGGATACGAGAAGATGATGCATTCTATTCAACCAAATGTATGCAAGTGTTTCAATGTATGAAAGACTTATACAAGAATAGAGTTCCGATTGATACGATTACACTATCTGATAAACTACAAGATTCTTTTGGAGAGAAAGATAGTCTGTATATCCTTGATTTACAAGACAAAGCAGTTAGTAAATCCAAAGTGGAATACTATGCGAGAATCGTATGGGAAAGATACATACAAAGAGAAACAGCAAAGTCTGCTCAAGAGTTATTGAATGCAAGTTTTGAAAACTTCAAAGAAGTTGGAAAGATTCTTGAAAAGCATGGCAAACTAATACATGAACTCAGACAGATACAACCTTCTAAATCAAGAGAAATATCTGACATTGTTGATGAAACAAATCGAGCATTGCAAGAGGAATCTTCTACTATCAACTTTGGTCTAGGTAGATTGGATAACTTTGCAGGCGGAATGACTAGGAAAGAAATTACTGTACTTGGTGGAAGACCAGGTCATGGTAAGACTACTTTGATGCTAAACATTGTACGAGGTTTGATTGAACAAGGATACAATGTAATGCTATTCAATCGTGAGATGAGCAATGTTGAAACGATGAAAAAGTTATATGTGATGGAATCAGCAGACCTTACTTATACAATGATACGTTCTGGCATTAAGGATGAGTCAAAGTTGAAAGCTCTTAGCAGTATATCAGAATATGTCAAGGATAAGTATGCAAATCTTACAGCATTCGATGATGTCAGAACACTAGATGATTGCATGAGAGAAATTAGCAAGGGTAAACCAGACGTAATTGTAGATGATTACATTCAATTGATTGATGTAGGTGGTGGACATAAAGATAGAAGATTCGAGATTGAAAAGATATTGCAAGATTACAAGTGGGCAGTAAAACAAAACAATTGTTCTGCAATACTTGTCTCGCAACTTAATCGTGATATTGAGAAACGATTTGACCCTAGACCTAGAATGAGTGACTATGCTGAGTCTGGTGTTATCGAACAAACTGCTGAATCAGCAATGTTTGTATTCTATGGATACAACTTTGATAGTGAACGATACAACAAGTACAAGACAGAAGTTATCGTTGCTAAAAGTAGGTATGGTGAAATTGGTACTTATCCTATGGGATTCAATGGTAATAAGTGTAAATTCTACAACGATTACAAAGAGGCAGAGAAAGATACAATTACATAAGAGTTGTTATGGGTGTTACTACGAACATGATGAGAACTGTTATTGGTTCAAACTTATTGGTGGTAGCACCCAGAAAAAAATACCAGAAGATATACTGAATAAAGGATGCTCGAAGTACGAGAACAATGCATCTATAGGCAATCAGGCTGGAGACAAGTTTACAACTAAACTTATAAATGTATTTAACGGAGAGATTGTAGGTAAAAAATACAAACCCCCTACAAGAACATATAAACCATATAAGAAAAAGTATGTAAAAAGTGCGCATAACTATTCTTATAGAAAGGATGCTCAATGAAAACAATAATAGGAATAGACCCCGGTGCTAGTGGGGCTATAAGTTTTACTAATACGGAAGAAGAAAAAGTTCATTACTATAAATGCCATGAAAGAATATCTGGTAGAAGATTAACTGTTTCTACAGCTTTAAATGCATATAGAAGTAAAGAAGCAATAGCATATATAGAAAAGGTACATGCTATGCCACATGATGGTAGGAGTTCTTTATTTAAGTTTGGAGTAAACTATGGAGCATGGTTGGGAATACTTAATTCTATAAAAGGAATAACTAAAATAGTAGAAGTATCACCACAAAAATGGATGAAATTTTGGGAAGAACAAAATAATTTTAAACTTCCTAAAGAAAAAAAAGATAGAAAGAATGCATTAAAAGACATCGCTTCTATATTTATCCAACCAGAAAAAGCAACTCTATGGAGCGCTGATAGTATTTTAATAACGATGTACGGAAGACATCAAGAAAAAGGAGAGTAAAATGGAAAACAAAGATAGTATAGATATGTGGATTAATACTTGCAAAAATATGCAACAAACAATACCAATAACAGTAAAGAAAAATGACATAGATAAATTAATTCAGGTGTTAAAATTATTTAGAGAAGCAACTGAAAAATTAGAAAAACTTCTTAAAATTAGTAAGCAAGAAAGAATTACAGCATAATCTCCTTTGCTGACTGGGAATGAGGAGGTAGGTTTTACCTGCCTCTTCGTTCTAATTCTTTTAATGAATTTTGTATTTCTATTGGTAATCCAGTGTATCTTTTTTTCTTTGATTTACTTTTTCTTTCCAATCTATCAAAGTAATATGTGGGGAATGCTTCTTTAGTTGTAGGTTCTATAATATCTCTATATATAGTTCTTTCGTCTTTTTTCTTAGGATAAAGTGTAAGTTCTTGCATAGCAGCTGCACCAAGACCATAAGGAGTCTTAGCAGTCATAGGAATATATCTATCATATGTTCTGCCACCCATTTGATTCAATAATCTAGCATATCTTCCATACGTTTCCATAGTATCATCATTTGCAAAATCACCAGCAGTAAATAATATGTTATCTAAATACTCACTATCAGCATTTATTAGTTCCATCATTATTCCTATATCTAACATAGTTCCAAATGTGGGACCTAGTTTAGAACCTACTATTCCTTTTCCGTAGAACTCTCTATTTATTTTCTCTATAGCATCTGGGTCATCATAGTCTGATGTAAACAATAACCATAAATCATCCATTAATTCTTTACCTGTGTGTTCAATTAATGTTTGATTATAACCAGAAACATAACTTATTAGTAATGGAGCCATGAAATATGCAACAGATACATTCATTGCTTTATGTACACCTCTAGCATCTTTAGCCCAATTAGAAAAACTGTCTTCACCCCTTACAACATTCTGCATAAACGCTCTTCTATCACCTTGAGCTTCTTTCCATATAGACCAATTCCTTTCTAAAAACTCCATGCCATAGTGTTGAAACTGAAATAAAAATTGACCTACACCTTCTCTCATATTTCTTGCTTTTGCATATCCTTCATAATCAAAGTGATTAAGAATAACCATATTCTTAGCATAATTTTTAGTAATACTTCTTCTTAAACTTTGTATTGTAATTTTTGAATCTGGATTTTTTTCTTTTTCAGCTCTTACTTTACTTTCTAAATATTGTTGAAACTTAGTATTGCCATCCATTACTTTTTGTATCTGAGCAAATGCAATTTCAGCAGTTAATTTTCTGTTAGCATTCTCAACACCCCTATGAAGACCAGCACTTAAATTAGCAATCTGTCCCATTTTAGTAGCAAATATCTTAGAACCTTTATATAAGAAACTTTCTTCATCTGCATAAACTATCTTACCATTTTCATCCATTCTTCTTATTCTATTGAAGGATGCTGATTTACTTCTTACTCCAGATTCTATAAGAGCTTCTGATGTATCCATAAAAAGATTTTCTTTTTTCATAAAATCATCTAAGTCTCCACCAAATATTTCTGTAGCTCTTTTTTCATTTAAATACCTTCTTGATTCTCTAACTGCTGAATAACCAAATGTTGCAAAGTTCATCAAATACTGAGTAGCGTTTCTAGCTGCAGAACGTACGCTAAAACCTAGTTTATTAGTAAATTGATATGAGAGTAAGGCTTTTTTTATTTCGTGCATTGAACCAGTATTTTTTACTGTTCCATTAACAGAACCATAAAGACTATTTATTATATCAACAATCTTACCTGCGTATTGAGATTCTTTAGTGTACATTGATTTTGCTTCGTTTAAAGAATCAATCATTCCACTTTTAACAAATACTTGAGTATTAAATTTATTAACATCATTGATATATGTATTTATTACATCAATAAAATTCATACTATACTCATTGTATCCATCTCTTTGTCTTGACTTTCCATAATCTGGTATTGCTATATTGATACTTCTGATGATTTCATCTATAGACCTACTATCATGCTTCATATCTATTAATGATGTATCTAATTCATCAAAGTGTTTCATCATTCCATCCATCATTTTAGCATTTAGTTGTTTTGTAAAATGTGGAAAATATCCTTCTGAATATCTAGGCATTAATCGTGAACGTAAATTTTCTTTTAAAGCATTTAAATTATCTATAGTAAGCTTAAAACCTTTTCTATTTTCTATTTGCTTAATGGTAACATTTATTTTCTCTTCAATACCTGCCCTTAAAACTCTGTATGAATCCTCCATTAAAGAATTGTATTTTATTAATGGACTAATTATATCGTCTGAAACCCCTAATTGTTGTAAATATGTTCTAGATTCAGAATCAGTTAATCTTACAAGTTTCTTACCACTATCATATTGTTTAACTCTTTCAATTGCTTGTTTGTCTCCACCCTCTGCTAGTGCTTTCTCTGCTTCATATTTAATATTTATAGCTTTAGGCATCTTGTCTTCTACTACTTTAATAAAATCAACAAAAGTTTTAACAGAACCTTTGTTTTCAAAGTCTTGCAATAATTTTTTTGCTTCATTTTGTTCTGTTTCTGTTCCGCTATCTAACGCTTTTATATAATCTATTTCTAATTGCCTGTGTTTTTTTAATGCAGAATTAAGTTTTGATGTACTAAAAACGCCCGTCAATCCTCCAGCAGCTCTTAATTCATCTACTACTTCTTTAAATTTCTGGTTAGTATTATTTCTTCTTTTATTATCACTATCTACTATCTTTCTAAGATTCTTCAAACTTTCTGCTAATACTGGGTCTCGTTTACCCAATACTGTTCCAACCATAAATCCTTCAGTAGTTTCAAATTGTGTAAATTTTCCACTATCAACTCTTTGAGCATATTTATTTAAGTCTCTTATAAAAGAATTAATATTACCACTAGTTAAAAATGCACCACCTTGCTCTGGACTTAACAACATAGCATATTCCATTTCTATATTAAATCTTGACTCGAACATTGATAAAGCTGCTTGATAAGGAGATTGTATATTACGAGCAACCATATCTGTATTTGCCCATTTTTTTATACCATCCAATAATGTTAATGCTTTTTTATTATAAGTTTTATTGCAATCTACTTGCATTTTGCATATTCCTCCATCATCCTAAAGGCTTCATAACCAGAGTCTCTCATTGGATTTTGCCTAGCGCCAGTCATCAAATCTTCATTTACTTGATTAACAGTTTTCAACATACGAATCAATGCTTTAGATGATTTAACTTGTTTTGGTTTAAACTTCAAATATTTTAAATGAGTGTACATAGGATTATCTTTTACATGACGAGGTAGTCCATTTTCATCAGCCATAGTAAATATATCTTTTTTAATCATTTCTAAAAATGTTTCATCATTATCCAATCTAAGTTTTAAATATTTCATAGGATTTAAATAATCTTTTCTAGATGAAAATTCTTCTAATTTATTTATTGATTTTAAAAATTCTTTATACTCTTCTTTTGATTTGTCTGGCATCATATCTACATAACTCATATAAAATTCAATTACTGATTTATTCATAGTTGATAGTGGATTAGATGGCAACATCTGAGATAACCAATCAAAATCAGAATTATCTTGTCTCATTCTATCTTCTACATTTCTACTAAAAGGCATTAATCCAAATCGTTCCATATTAGAATCTGTTAAATTCATCATAGAAACATCTTTATCAAAAAATCTTCTATAATGTTCATTTGATTCTATCATTCCTTTTAATAACCACTCACCCCATTCTTGAGATTTTTCTTGTTTAAAAGTATCGTCACCAAGTGTTAGTTTGCCATTAGCTAGTCCAACAATAGTTTGTAATCCATGTCTGTATCTAGCACTTTCTTTATATGGCATTGCAACTGGTCTATTATTAAATATACCTATATCATCTCTATTCCTTATAGGTTCCATATATGCATAAAGAAAATTAACTCCATGCTTCTCAACCATTCTTATCAAATAGTTTTGCCTTAATTCATAAACACTACCCATATCTCCTTTATGTTCTTCTACAAACTTAAATATTTCATTGTTTGTTATTAGAGATGTTCTGCCATATGGAAATATTTCATCAAGCAATGTGTTAGAACCATAAGTCTGTTTGTTAAATTCTTTTATTGCCTTCAAGTCTGTTATTGCATTATCATCCAATGTTTCAGTCCAACTATCATAACGAGTTCCATAATAATTTCTTAACATTGAGTTCATTGTATTTGCATGGATAATACTTGTTTTTAAATCACTATCTTCTATTGCTACATAATTTTTATACTTTAAATCTCTGGGATGTATTTTTCTTTTAACAGATTCTGGGTATTTATCTCTAAGTTCATTAGTTAGTTTATTTATTACCCAATCTATATTTGATATTTTTTTCTTTTTCCATTTCCAAGAATAGTTAGTCTTTTCTATTTGTTTCTTTTTCTTATCTAAATTTTTAATTATAGCTACTTGTCTATTAAATCTTTGAGTATCGTTTTTTATTCCTTTTGCTATTTCATCAGACCTTTCAACAAAAGCATCCTGTTCTTGTGGTGTGTTTCCTGTAGGTTCTTCTTGGTCAAAAGGGTCTTGCAATCTTTTGTAATCTTTAAATACAGAAGGACTAGATACTAATCTATTATACCAATTATCTATTTCTTGAAATGTTTCTATATCTAAATTGTATTGTTTTTTATTTTCTAATAAATCCCTCGTAGCTATCTGAATAGCTATTCTATCTAAATAATTACCACCATCACCTTTAGCAACATTTGAAACTGCATCTGCTATAGGTTGAAATCTATTGTTTTCTTTTTTTATTAATGTTTCTAAATATTCTTTATTTTTTATATCAGCTTTCTTATATGCTAAAAATCTATTTAATCCATCATACACATCTTCATGGAAACTCTTAAATACTTTACTAGCCATATTCATATCATAAAAACTAGTTCTTCTTTTTTCACCACCAACATATTTATAATCACCGAAAGCGTTAAGAAGTTTATTCTGTTGATTTAAAAATTCTTTTATAATTAGTTTATCTGCATCATTCAAATCTTTTGTAGTTTCTTGGTATTTACCATCAACTAATTCATATTTAGAAAATATCCTTACTCTTTGACCGTTAGCAGTTCTTCCATTTTTTAATATATCCTTTAAGTCTTGAGAACTAGCATCTTTAGGAGATATTGAATCTTCATATTTTGGAAACAAAAAATTATCTACCCATTCATATATATTACCTGCTATATTTTTATTTAATGCATTTTTACCATCAATAATATATTGAACTTCTAAAGCTGCTCTTTGGTAATAAGCAAGAGATTCTGTATCAATTGTAACAACTTCTGTTGTTTTCCCATCTCCATCAACATTAGAATTATAAAGAATCGAAGGTCCTATTAAGTTTCCTTCATCATCTTCTGTAACTACATCTTCCCATGCTTTTATTTTTTTTGTTAAATGATTTTTATCTGCTAAGTTTTGAAGATAATTTAATTTTCTAGGAGTTTTTTGTGCTAATCCTATTGCTTTTTTAAATGCAATACTTTGCCCCATTTTTGCTAATGTAGCTTTTCTAGAATCTTTAGCATTCATTTGAAATGTAAACGATGGATTTTGTTGTAACTCACTAGGGTCTACTCCTTGAACATAAAATGCTTGATTTCTTTTAATATAATCAAACATATAATCACTATGTGCAAAAAAGTAATCTACTTTATCAGCGTCATAATCACCTTCATACACATTAGCAATATCATAACTATTAATCTCTACTCCTAATCCTTGTTCCTTGTCTAAAAACCCTTTTAATCCTAGTAAGGTTATATCATTAGGTCTAGTTCTTGGATTTCTTCTAGAAACTATTCCTAATTCATATCTTCTGTTTACAAGTTTAGAATATGATTCTAAGAAATCATGCACACTACCAATAGTTGCATTATTTAATATATCGTCAATACTTTCAATTGTATTATTATCAGCATCTCTTAGTGTAGTTAGATTAGCTATTTCTTCAATGTCTTCAACTGTATTTTTTATTTCGCTTTTAAAATCTTCCAAAGATAAAATTCTTTCATTTTGTACTATTCGTATATTTTTATCACTTGGTAATTCAGAAATGCTTGTGTTTCTTTCTTCAAAAGGTAATGCTATTTGACCCCTTAGTATCATTTTATTATTGGAATCAAACAATGTAGGAAACAATCTAGTCTTTAATCCCTTACCTAAAAATGATTTAGCAGATTGAACTAGTGGAGCTTGTCCTCCATATCTATTTGATGGCAATGCTTGTGATTTATCTTTTTCAGAATATACCCTGTTTGTTATAGACCTTCTTGTACTAAATAATGTATCTATATATTGTTGAGCTAAATATTTTTGAACTTGACTTGAACTATAATCATATGGATTAGCTGCGTCACTTAATTGTAGATAATACATCATATTACTAAGATTAGATAACGCTCCCTGTTCTGGAGAATCTGGTATATTGTTTAGTTCTAGTTGTTCCCTCATAAAATAATTCATCTTATAAGGGTCTGCCATTATACTTTCCATTTCATTTAAATTAGCAGTTAATTCATTTATCAATCCTTTAAATGCATCGGCATGTTCTTTTCTATTCATATAATTATAGTCGGCATCTGATTCACTTGCAGACAAAAGGTTAGCATCTTTTTCTGGTCTAAACCCTATTCCATCTAAATCTATTTCCCTTATAAATGTATTTCTATCTGTAATTCTATAATCTTTTAAATCATTCCATTCTAATCCCTTGAGTATGCTATCTTGCTCTTGTCCATTTACTATCTTAGGGTCGTATATTTTTGCACCAGAATCGCTTAATAATATATCTACAGGGTTTTTATCAAAGAAACCATCTAATGCTGGACTGTAAACAAATAATGTCTTTCCATATAGCAATGTTTTACCTTCTCCTTGAGATGATATAATTGGTTTAATTGGATTTTTAGAATCTGGACTATGCCCCATCATGGTATGGTATTCAGACATAGCTTGTTTAGATAAAAATCCTATACTATCAAAAGCAGATACCTTTTCATGAGCATTCCCTACAATATTTTTTCTATCATATCCTTCTAATTCTGGTATTTCATCTTTAAACTCATTAACAACATCGTCAACAATCTTTGCCATATTTTCTGTACTATCATCCCATATAGCTACTCTATGTTTTCCATTTCTTAATCTTTCTTTTAATAGTTTAGAAACAGGGTCTCCACGAAAAACTTTTCTAGATTCAATAATAGATTGTATATAGTTTTCATTTGGTCTTATAAAATTTTTAGTAGTTACTAATTTAATTCTTTTAATATAATTGTCTACTTGAACTGGGTCTTTTGAATTAAGAACTTTTAATAACTCAACATCACTTTCACTTTTTAATGCAGTTTCAAGTATCAAATATTTTGTAGCAGTTTCAATACTTTCTTCATCATACGAATGTTCATTTTTAGTGTTATCAAATGTATCTTTTAATAATTGTATTGCTCCTTTATCTGTAATCTTATCTTTATATTCATCATAAAATCTTGTAAAGTCATTTACAATGTTCTGCATATCTGAACGATTAATTACAATACTATCCATCCCATCATAAATATCTAATTTTATTATACCAGTTTCAGGTCCAGATAGTCCCTTGTCATTTAGTTTTGTATCAACATTAGAAACTTCAATATTAACATTTTGCAATTGATTAGATACCCTACTTCTAATCTCTTTTATTCTTTTTATTTCTAAAGGACTTAATTCTTCTGTACTTAATATATTATAAGTTCTTTCTTGTATATAATCTTTAAAATCTGTATAAACTACATTATTATCAAAAATAGCATAATTAATTTGAAGTTTATTTAACTTATCAAAGACTGGATTTTTTTGAAAAAATTCTCTTTCTTCTGTGGGGTCATATTTGATTGTTGAGTTTCTTATAGACATGGTAGGAATATCTATTCTGTCTTTTAAACTAAAAACTATTTGAGTAATATCTTCTACAACACCACTCTTTTTCTTTTTGCTTAAATCTTTAAACTCTACACCATCTAAAACTATATCTCTTTGCAAGTTATTTATAGATTGTTGATTTAAATTACCAAAATCATCCAACATATATTTTTGACTTTTAAATCTATCTATTTTTTGAGTAGCAGTTTGACCAGAATAATCTACATAATTAATAGTTCCATCTGTTTCTTCTATTTTAAAATTATACTTTCTATAAAATTCATCTATACCAATTGAAGGATTTTTGTTTTCATCAAAAGCTTCTTTAACATACCTTCTGTCAATTCTTTGTCTGCTTTCTATTTCTCTTTGTAAAAACTCATCTGTATATCCAGTTTGCATTAATTTATTATTAATAGGTTCTAAAGCTTCGGTAAGAGTTGCAATTGCTTCTCTTCCCTCAGTTTCATCTAATATTTTTTCTATTGTAAATCTCTTATCAATTTCTAAATTATTTTCTACATTTCTTTTTACTATACCCTGAGCTCTTAACATTGCCATTAAATCATTTCTAGCACTATCTCCAAGAGTCTTCATATATTCTAACATTCTAGTTTTAACACTTTCTAGTGGTGTATTACTCATAACATCAAATAATTCACTCAATACTACATTTTTATCTTTTGAATCTGTAGTATATATATCAATTATTCTCATTTTTAATTGTTCAGCTTGATTCCTATTTAATGTTTTTACGCGGTCAGATATTTTTACAAAACCTTCTGTTTCTTTATTTAATCTTACTAATATATCTTTATTGTATTGGATTTCTAAATCGGGGTCTGAAGGTATATTTAATTCATATAGTCTAAATCCACTAACACCTTCATCTGATAAAAGTTTGTTATCACTAAACATTGCACTTCTTGATTGAGATATTAAAAATTGTATATCTTCTTTATTGGTAACTTTGTTTTGCATTCTTCTTCTATTAATATCAGATAATGTCATTTGATATAAAAACTTTTGAGATGAACTATTAAATTTGTCTATGTTTACATTATTATCATTTAATATAAACTTTAAAGAATTAATATCAGTTTCTGTAACTTTTTTACTAGGCTTACTATCTGTTATTTTATAATCACCTAATGCCATTAGTATTCCATGTAATCTACCTAAATCTTTTGCTTTGTCTTTATAATCTGTATCTATATTAGATATGTCGTCTATAAGTTTTAAACCATCATCTGTGTCTACTAGTAATCCAGCATTCTTTAAATAAGATTGCAAATTTTCTGGCATTGTATTTCTAGATAATGTATTTGATAATTCTTGAGTAAATATCTTAGCATCATTTTGTATTAATGGAATTAAGTAAGAATCGGTATCTCTAAAACTAAATTTTTTCCTACCATCTTTAACGTTAGCAGCTTGGTTAATAGAAGTCTCAGCGTCATTTATTATATTGTAAAAATCTTTTAATGAATCTTCTGTTTTTATTCTACTTTCTAAACTTCTATCTAATTCAACTTTTTCTAAACCCATTAAAACATCTCGTATAACATGATAACTTCTATTTACATCAGCTATTGCTTCCTCTGCTTCAATTCCACTTTTACCTAACCAAGATTCAAAATCTCCATCTCTTGCCTTTTTTCTTAAATCAGAAGATATATCTAATACATTTGGAACAACAATCTTATCACCATTTGTGGTCATTGTTACTCCTTCCAATTGTGCATTTTTTATACTATTCATAACATTAACAATGCTATTTTTCATGCCAGCAGTTGCTTGTTCTACTCTTTGTGTAAATGCTTTATCTATATCTTCTGTTGTTTTAAATCCTTGTTGAGATAATATTTCATTTATTCTATTTGATTGAGTTTCTGTTATTCTTGTAATAGGTCTAACATATTCAAAATCCTCTTCCATTATTTGATAAATTTTATTTATCTTACCATCATGCGGGTCAAAGGGAGCTCCAGATTCTAAATCAAGAAATGTTTTTTCACCATCTGGAATAGTTTCATTTGTAACGGTTGCATCATCATCACTAACTATTCTTTGTTCTATTAAATAATTTTTAAGTTGTTCGTTTTCTCTAGATAGCCCTACTCCATGAATATTGTTTGGTTTAGAAAATGTAGATGCAAAAAATGTTTGAGAATTGTCAATCCCTAAATGGTCTAGTGTTAATCTTAGTTTGTTTATATTTTCACCTAAATCTGTGCTTTTTGCAAAGTTACCCCTACGTTGAGTCCATGCGCCAATCAACATACTCGAAATAAAATCTTCACCTCTTAATTCTTGTCCAGATATATGGGTTTGTATTCCTTGCACTCCAGACATAGCTAATCCAGCAACTGCCATTCTTGGAAATAATAATCTATAGTTTTGCAATCCTTCTCTTGTTGCTTCTGCTATTATCTGTTTGCCATAGTATCTCTTTTGGGACATCAACCATTGTTGTGCTTTTTGTTCAGCATTGTCTCCAAATGAATCTCTTAAACTTGAAGATATTCTTTGTGCATTTCTAAGTCTTCCAGTATCGAATGTTTTTAATAAATCAATACTTTTATCAACTCCATCTACTTTAAAATCATAATGGGTAGTTAATTTATTTGACCTATTTAAATGAGCTATATTAGCCATTTCACCAGACAATTCATCTAATGACAAACCTTTATATGTATTTGTTCCTAAGTATGCCCTTATGCCTTTTCTAAAATCTATATTAGATTTAAACATTTTACCTAGAGGTCCAAATGGAGAAGTAGCTGCGTTTATTGCTGTACCTGCTAGCAAACCAGTAGCAACTGAATATCCAGTCTGTCCTAAATCATATCTAGCATTAGGGTCTTTTAATAATTGTTGACCTTGAAAAGATAAATCCATAACTGCATCTGCTACACTAAATACAAAAGCATCATGTAAAGCTTCTGTAGCAAACCTACCCATTTTACTATTACCATAAGTTATTCGAGCATATTGAGAAAGATTTTGAAGAGGTATTCCTTCATTAATAATTCTATCTTTCATGTTTTGAATTACAGAAACTTGCTCATCTGTAAGTTGCTTTGTTGCTTGAGCTCTTGCAGTTCTTTTATTTATTTCAGTATTGAATTGTTCTCTAAAAACTTTATTAGCATTTTTTCCTTTTGTAGATGCCCAATAAGTTTTTCCTTTTAAAACATTGGTATATTTATTTACTACACCTTTTTCTATACCAGAACGTAAGGCCTCTTCACTAAACTCTTTAGATGCCTTGCCTACAGTTTTCTTTCCAACTAACTTAGAAACAAGCGCAGTCGCGGGTTTCTGCAATACTCTTGCTGTTCCCCTCATCGGAAGACCAATTAAATAACCAGCTCCAGTACCAACTCCGCCTAATACCTTAGCTAAAGAACTTTGTTCTTGTGCTTCTCTAAAGTATTCTTGAAAGTTTATCTCTTCTCCTAATGCTTTCTCCGCTCCTATCTCAGCTATTCCAAATGCTCCAAAAGTTGCAGTCTCCCCAAATTCATATAAACCCGCTCCTACAGATTGTAGTAAACTTATATTAGATTCTTTTTGTTGTTCTTGGGTTTGAGATGGGGCAGGTGTTTGTATTCCTTTAGATAAACTATCAACTAATGCATTTGGTTCATCTAAATTGTAAGAACTAGCTAGTTGTATTGGATTTTCAGAATCTTGTTGCCTTCTCTTTCTAAATTCTAATAAAGCATCTATTGCTCTTTGAGTAGCCATATTTATCTAAATTCTTCGTATGGTATAGGTTCTAAACCGTCTCTAATTCTTTGGTCATTTAACTGGTCTATATCGTCGTTTGACATATTGCCAATACCTAAAATATCTAATCCAAGTCTGGTTAAACCAGAATCAGAACCCATTTGACTTTCAGCTAATCTTTTTGCAGTTTTTTCTAATTCACCAGACTCAATCATTCTATTAAAAGTTTGTTCTCTCCTAATTATATTAGATAATTTTATCATACTGTCATTTAACAACTCTGTACTAACACCAACATCTTCAAATAACTTTTGCAATTTAGTATTAGATTGAGCATCTTGATATAATAAACCAAGACCCTCTATAATACTATCTTCTGCTAATTTAAAACCACCAATATCAATACTGGCCATTGCTGGAATTAATCTTCTATGATTTTTAGTTACATATTTAAGAAGTTCTTTTTGTGCATCATTATCTACATACTTTGGGTAATTTTTTATAACTGTATTTACTTGGCCTTCTTCAAAATCACCATCAGATGTTGAAGCATCTATAGCATCTTCCAATCCTCTAAATCCAAAATTGATAAAATTATTTTTAAAAAATTGTTCTTTTGAACTCATTATTGAATTATCAAAAGCTGCTCTTATATTTGAAACATTTTTGTCAATTAATTCATCTTTTTCTTTTGCAGTTTTTAATCTAAGAGATTCTATTTGTGCTTTTTTATATTCATCTGTTAATGCAGATTGTTCTGGGGACATAGACTTTTCAAGTTTTTCATACTCTAATTGATAATTAGCTAACCTAGCAACTGATTCTTTCGCATCTCTTTTTGCATCAGCTTCTCTAAGTTGCATCATTCTTTCTTGTCTAGCATTGTCAATTTGTTGTTGCCTAAGTCTAGTTGCCATATCCATCATAGCTAAAGACCTATCAATCTTTTGACGTTCTCTTTCTTGTGAATATTTTAATATTGAGTTTAAAGATTGTAAAGCTTCAGACATAATTATCCAAATATACCAAAGTATTTAGTGTTTGCTTGTTGGTCAGCCATTCTTTTTTGCATTTCTAATTGTCTTCTTTGAGATTGCATTTCAAATTTTTGTTGTTCAAATTGAGATAAAACATTACTTAAATTTTTACTAAGTCCAATATCTATATCTTCCATTTTTCTTTCAAATTGTTTTCTTATATTTTTTATAGAATCTTCATCCATTCCAATATTAGCAAATCCAGTTGCTTGGCTTACAGCATCTTGTCTATCTGATAATTGCTCCATAGCCATTTGACCAGATTCAGAAACCATATCTAATGCTCTTCTAGATTCTAAAGTAGGTAATTGTAAACTAGAACCAATAGAGTCCCTTAAAGATTTTTCTGCTAAACCTAAATCTTTTAGAGCATCTTGCATAAATTGTGATTGTATTCTACCTTGCTCTCTCGCTCTTCTTGTTTGTCCATATTCTGAACCTACAGATAAAGCTAATCCTAATCCTGCTATTAATGGTGTCATAATTACCTACTTGCTAAATTATCTTTATTGGAAATACTATCTATAAAAGATTGTATTGAACTTATATCTACTTTTCTTCTTTTTGTTAAAAATGGCAATTCAAATCTACCTAAGTCTACTCCAGAATCAACCATATCATCCATATATTTTAATTGACCTGTAAATGCTTTTTCATATTCATCATCTATAAATTTACCAGTTGAAGAATCGTATATAGATTTTATTTTTTCTTTTAATTCTTTTTTCTTTTTCTTTGCAAGTTCTAATTGTTGTTTTTTAACAGTTGGATTTATAACACCTTTTAACGATTCTAGTTTTTTAATTTCTTTTAAATCTTTATCTACTTCGCTTAATGCTTTTTCTGGATTCCCAAATCTTCCTTCTGGTCTATAAGATGTGTCTTTCTTTTTACGAGTAGGTGACCTTCTACTTGTATATGGTCTTCCTAAAAAAGTTCCTTTAGTAACTATAAATCCATCTTTATCTATATAACTATCTTTAGCAATAGGTTCTAACATATCTTCTTCAGTAGATTGTGGAGGACCAATAAATTCAGGAGGACCTTGCAGTTGTAAAAATTCTGGAAGAAAATCAACTAACTTTTCATTTTGATAATCTGTTACATTTCTAGATATTCCTAGAGGAACTTCTTTATCACGAGGATAACTAGATTCAATCATTTCTCTTATTTCATTAGGAGGGTCTGTTTTTAAATAATCTTCAGCTGACATTGTTTTTGTTTTTTTAACAATTGTTTCTGGAATTACATTTCCATCACTTTTAACTAAAGTTCCTTTTTGCAATTTTTCTTTAACGTTATCTAACATAGAAGGTTTTTCTTTAAAATCTCCATATAACTTAGCAACATCAATAGAAGGTCTTTCCATACCTAGTTCCCTAGATACTTTAGACTTAGGTAGTGGTTCTCCTCCAAAAAATTGGTCTAGTAAATCTGCTTGTTGCATGGCTTTTGCTTGTTTACCTAGAGCAGCTACATCGTACTTTGTTCCTAATTTTCTTTCACCAAGCATATAAGTTTCTTGTCCATATAAATAATCACTTAAAGAAGCTGTTCCTGTAAACACATCCATTAAAGAAGATTTAGGACCTCTAACCATTTTAACTCCACCAGCTTCTCTAACTCCCTCTGGTAAAGATTGTTCAAAATCCATCATACTATCTTTTAATTCTTGTTTTAAAGCTACTCCTTCTAAATAGGTAGAACCCAACTCCAAAGCAGATGATAACGTTCCAGTTGTTTTTGCTATTTCTGCTTCTCTAAGTTTAAATAGATTAGCTGATTCTTCAGCTCTTTGTAATTGTTCAGTAACTCCAGCAAGTTGTTCGGTAATGTCTCTTTGAGATGCGCCTCTACTTCTTATTGCTGATTTTATTTGTGCAGATGTAGCCATATGATTATATAGTTTTACTATTTAATTTAATTAACATATCTATTTTATCCAATGCTAAAAGTCATTACCACTTTGTATTTTTAATGCAGATGCTTTTACACTAGCAGTTTGACTAGCATGATTATTTGTCCACTTTATACCTCCAGTATCTGTGCTAGTCCAAGTTAAAGTGCCACCAGCTCCAGAACCTAGTTCTTCTACATCTTTAACAACATTTAAATCGCCTGGTGTAGTTGCATAACAATGCCATATTTGTAAACTTCGATTAGATGAAGTATGATTCCAGTAAACTGTAACTCTCCAAACAGTAGCTTCAATATTGTCATCAACAGTTCCAGCTACAATAGTTAAAGGACTACCAGCTGCTAATGAAGAATCACTAGCTAAAAATGTTGTTGCTCTTAATAATTTAAATGTATCTATTTGGTCAAACTTTACATTATGTGTTGAAGTATTAATAGGATAGTGAGTATCTGTATGTTTTTCTCCAGTAGAAGCATCTCTAAATAGAGTCTGACAATCAAATACTCCATGTATTTTAGTCCTATTGGGAGTTGAATTTGGGCTTAAATGTGAACCAGACGATACTAATCCTATATCAATAGTTCCAGTTGCTTGAGCTATAATAGCAGTTGTTTGACCTGCCGCATTATTATCAGTTTCTATTTTTATGCCATTTTCACTTTTTAAATTAATTCCATATGCGCTACCTTTTGCACCTTGATTCTTTTGTTGTATAAGAATATTATTATGCTTACCAGCGGTATCATTAGCATCTACTATAAGTTGTATCCCATTAGCAGAATGATTTGTAGTTACATCTCCAGATTCAGTAATTTTGTTATAAGCTTCTATAGATATAATACCGTATTTAGAAAAATCGCTTTTACCAGATATTATAGAAAGAGTTTTTGGGCTAGCTGTTGTTCCAAGTGTTTCTATAGTGGTATCACCAAGAGACGTTAAAGCAAATGTACTAGAATTATCCCAATCTGTTGCTGCTGTATTCCAATCGCAAGTTCTAACTACATCTAATTCATAATCAAGACCAGCACTAACATCTAATGTATTTGCACTTGTTAAATTAATATCATTGCTTCCAGTGGTAGTTAAGCTTATAGGATTAGCTCCACTTACAGCAAATGCGCCATCAGTGGTATTTACTGTTACTTGGTCAAGAGTTGTATGTCCATCTACATCTAAAGCGTCTACAGAACCTATGTCGTTACCACCTAAACTAAGATTGCCACTCATTGCCCTTGAACCGCTTATAAGTAAATATTGTTTATGGTCGTCTGCGCTTAATCCAGTCAAAGTACCATGACTAGATACACCTCCAGATAATGAAGAAGAAGATAGGCCAAGAACTCTACTTGCTGGTTTATTACCAGTTGAACCCACTGCATTCCATTTGCCATCTTTTTTGACAAATTGAACAAGACCAGAACCCTCTACTCTTCTATATGATATGTCTCCATCGTTACCTTGTCTGTCATCTGGTTTATTATTTCCAAATGTAGGTTGGGTAGCTTTTTGATGTAATAGCTTTCTCTCTTCTCTACTAAGTGCCATTACTTTACGTTCTTTAATCTATATACAATTGTTATATCATTTATTTCAAAATCAGCAGCGATACCATTTGAACCATCTGCGCTTATTTTTAATCTAAAACTATTTATATTATTAATAGATGCTCCAGGCTTTAGTTCTGCTTTTAACCAATCATCTGTGCCGGGACTACTATTACTAGCTCCAGAAAAATTTAAACATTTTGCAGTTGCGCCTGTTCCTGTAGTAGAACCATCTGAAGAAATTAAACAAAAATTATTTGATGGAGATAATCCATTTACACCATACTTTACTTCAACTTTTCTTGCATCTCCTTTATATGACAAATATACTTTATATATTTTTTTTCTTACAGAAGGTTGCCCAAAATCAATATCTTTTGTTTCATAAACAAAGTTTGCTGAATCTGCAGGGTCTGGATTGTATGTTACTTTAGCAACTGTATCAAAATGATAATAGACTAAATCGCCATTACCATCTACTATAAAGTTTGTTCTTGTACTATCGTCTGTTGCTCTGTTAATACTCTTAGTCCAAGCTCTTAATATAAAATCATATATTAATATATCAGAAGATGAACCACCACCATCGTTTGTTATTAAAATTTTTCTTTCTTTAGGTAGGTATCCTATATGCGCTTCTGACATATCTGTATCATCTGCGCTTCCATCTTCTCCATCTGTTATAAATGCTTTCCAAGTTGTATCATCAATTAGTCTCATTCCATCTTTTTCTAAGAGGTTTAAAACATTTTTACCATCAAAAAAGTACACACCAAATATATTGAACCATGCTATTCCATAATCAGTTTTTGTAACATGATAATCAAAAGAACATCCTTTGTTCTCGTATTTATCTTCAAGAAACTCTACATTCTCAGATATGTTAATAACATACATACTTTGTTCTTTGAATTGTAATAACCTATCAGCAAATGCTTCTAATTTAATAACACTCTCACCATCATTTACTGCTACATCTATACTTCCTTCATTTTCTGGAAATACATCAAATTTATTTATTCTACTTTTTAATATTCTATCTGGAAATGATTTTGAGTTTTGAAATATATTACCTATAAAAACTCTCCTACCATGAACAACAGCTGTCTTATACTTTGCACTTATAGATGATATTGAACTACTAAATCCATTTAAAGATTTAAATGTATCTATTTTATTAGCTTCGCTTGGTTTTATATTCTTAGCTATAGCTGCTTTATTATACCAAGTTCCACTTGTTTGTGCTGTGTTTGTTATAGCAGAAGCAAACTCATCTGATTCTGGAAAAAACTTAAATCCTTTATTTACAAAATCTGCTTCACCTATTAAAAACAAATTATCATTACCATCTATTTTATAATAATATCTTGAACCAGTTATTCTTTTGCTTAAACTGTAAACTGGTGTACCTGCGCTATTGTAAGGACTTAAATATGTTTGAAAGTTAAACATACAAGAATCACCAACTATTTTTACTTTATTAAAATTACTACTATCTGCATCTAAAAACTTAGATGGAAGACTTTCTTGTTTTTCATCATCATAAAGATAGCTATGATAAAATTCATATATACCCGGCTCATATCCAGTAACAGAAACATTGTTGGAAATAGCAGGTCCACTAACATAATAATCTAATTGAAGTCCAGAAACTTTTTTTACTGCTTTAAATGTATAACTATTCAATCCATCGCCTAAAGAAGCAGATAGTGAATCTATATTATTGGAAGACATAACTAGAACATTCCATATGTCTGGTTCTATTTGTTGCCTGCCAAATACATAATCTATAGTTCCTCCACCGCTTCCATCACTGTGTGATACTTCTATTTCTCTTAAATTATTGTAGTTTGAACCCGATGTTATTAAAAATGCAATTATAAATATTTTTTCTTCAGAAATTGTATAACTATTACCAGAACTAGTTAATGTAATGTCAGCTCCACTATTTGTATTATTTATTTTTATATTATTATTACCAAGAAAAACAAAATAATCAGTTATATTATCATTTTTACTAGCGCTATTATTAATTGAAGTTATTTGACTTGCAGTATTATTATTTAATACTCTATTTACTTGCAATCCCACTCTAAAGTTTACACTTTGAAAGTTTGCGACTGTGGTATACACATTGCCATCATACTCTGAACTTGATGAATTTACTGTATCTCCATCACTACCAGCTGTTGGTGTAGATATAAGACATTTACCTACTGTTGGCGTAAGTTCTATTTCTTGTGTTGCTTGAGTCCATCCAATAGCTGTGCTATCGTAAGCTGCGTTACCTGAATCAGCATTTAAGCTATCAAATAAAATATAATTTATATATCCAAACCAAACTCCCGCCTGTGCTGTAAACCCACCATCTGATATTCTTAAGTTGCCATCTCCAGAATAAAAAACAGGATGAGTACTATTAAAACTAGTTATAGAACCTTCATCTGTACCCTCGCTATCTATAAGATGAAAATTATTATCAGTGCCTTTATTATATATTACTTCTATTGATTCATTTCCAGAACCACCATCAAGTTGAAAATCAGATTTAAACATAAATAATCCTCTATTATCAACTAATATAGTATCAACACCACTACTCCCCGAAACGAATCGCCCATCTAATTTTATCTTACCTAGATTGCTTATCTTAGCATCTTGCAAATTTGGAGACTGATTGTCTTGTATATCTCTAGGGTCAGCATTAGTATTCAATCCACCATGAAACCCTTCTATCTTAAGAGTTTGTTTAGGCATTAGATTGGTCGTATTCTATATCTTCTATGATGAGGTTTTGAGCATGCTCTGGCAATTCACATATAGAACAAGTATCTTCAGTAAAGTCTATTTCAGAGTTTGCATCATGGTCAAATACATCAAGTCTAAGACCACCTTCAGAGCCTGCAATAGCCCCTCCGTTTCTTATTGCTATTTCCGATTCGGAATCCCTCTGTAAGGAATCAATCGGTTGAGAATTTCTTTCCTTTTCTTGCATCCTCCACACTCCTTTATATAACCTCGACTAACAGTTTTGATTGCCCTACTAACAGTATCCCCAAAACCTACATCGTTAGAAAATAGGTCTATGTTTATTTTTTTACCCATTAATAGAAAAGGGTGAATTAATATCCACCCATTCCTCTGGCAGGTTTCATTTTAGCTTTCTTCTTCATCTTACCCATCTTTTTGCCACCATAGCTAAGACATTCTTCCATTGTCTTGTACTTTTTTCCTGGCCCTACCATTGTTTTGCATTTCATTGGACTTGGCATTACATGCCTCCTTTCATTGATTTATTGATTGCTGCTGACCTTTTGCTTTCATAACTAGATACTTTTTTATCTTTGTTAAGGTCTGCCTTTTTAGTTACACACTTTTTTAACCTAGTGTCGTAAATCTTTCCTGTTGGACATTTTTTCATTTTCATATTGTAACTCCTTCTCATACCACCAGTTTTTAATTTTGTTGCACCACCCCTTCCTGTGTCTGGAGCTGCTACATCTGATAATCCAAATACGTCTGCCATTACTTCCAACTTATCCTTTTACTACTTGTTTTCTTTTTCATAGCTGAAGTACATTGTGCCATTGTTGGTCTACAAGCTGGGTATCCTTTTCTTTTCTCACCTTTACGCCTTCCACAAGGTTTTCCTGTTTTACAATCAACCCAACCTTTTCCTTGATTCCTTGAGAACCATTTTCGTAAACCATCTTTAGCCATTACTTCTTTTTCTTCTTACTTGAGTTGCCCCAATTAGCAGCTCCTACTTTACGACACTTAACTAATGCTCCAGAAGCATAAGCTGAAGGCCATACTTTGTATCTTGCTTTTACTTTGTAATAACACGCATCTTTCTTAGACATTTAACACTTCCATCTTCTTCTAGCTGCACAAATTCTTTTTTCAGGTGTTTTAGAGCAATTAATATTATGCATTCTCATTTGACCTGCAGACCTACTACAATAAGACTTTCTTCTTTTTGCAGACTTACTACCAGGCTTTACCTTTCCTGTTACAGCGGTTTTTAATTTAGAACCGGGATTCATTCTTCTATAGGCAGCTACACCAGCACGAGTCATTCCCGCTCCAGATTTAGTAGAGCGAAAGTTCTTTTTATTTCTTGCTGGCATTTTACCTTTAGACATTTTACAATCCCATTCTTACTAAAACTTTTTCAAGTTTTTCCCTTAATTCTTCCAACTCTCCGTAAATGAACTCAATATGCTTTTCAACTGCGGAAGGTTGTTTCTTTGCTTGTTTTTTAGCTGCTGGCATTATACACCAATCTTCTTGAGTAATACGCCTTTGATTACTTTCCAAAGTGCTTCTAGTATTTTTTGCTCTGTTTTTTCAGAGATGATTGGAATATCTACTGCTTTGTTTATTTCAGCAATTACCTCTGCTCCGTTTTCATCTGACAATAAGTCGTCTGCTATTAGTTTAGCTAACATACTAACTCTCCTTTATCTTTTTTGTTTTTAAATATAAATAGTAAATCTGTACTGCAAACATAATACACATAAGTAAACCAGACAATAAATCGGTCCAATAAACAATTCCTAAACCTGTACTTAATCCAGTTACTTTTAAACTATCCATTAGTTTACACTATCTGCTTGTGATTTAGAACCTTGTCCAGAATTGTAGTATTGTATTGTATCTTGTTGCATTTCATTTTCCATTTGCTTTTTTAATACAATTGAATATAATAAATCAAGATGCTTTAATAAAGAGGTTATCTGAGGCATTTCAACAAGTAAAGGTTTTTCCTCTTCTTCATATTGAGCATTGTATATGTCCATTAATTTATGCATTAGTGTTTCCCATTTATTCTTGATAAACTACCTTCTACTCTACTAATCTGGTTATCTAAATCATTTATTTCTTTAGTCATAGCATCAAATTTTCTGTCCATCTTATCGTCAGACTTGTTCCATCTATCTATCAATTTTACTATCATGCCTTCCATATTTTCCAATGTTTCACTTTGACCTTTGTTTTCTACTTTTAAACTTTCTAATGTTTCTTGTTGTTTTGCAGATTTATTAGAAAGAGATACGACTAAATATACAAACATAGCACCAACAACTCCTATCATTCCTGCTTCGCCATATATTTCCATAAAATCCATGTTATCTCCGCTTTTTCTTACCCCAACTAAATGGATTAAGATTTAATTCTTTTTCATAAAATGCTACTTTCTGTGCTAATTCTTCTCTTTCTGCTTTTTCTTCGACAATATGTTTACTAAGTAAATTTTCAATTTGTTCATCCGCTGTTGCCACCTTGTTTTCCAATGCCTTAATCCTACCTTCAATCTGTAAGTAACCATATACCAACCCTGCGACCAATACGAGTCCTTGAGCCAACCACTTGAGATTAATGCTAACAATGGCATTATCATCAAGAATGGTAGTGCGATAACTTCTGGCGGTATTAGGTTTTCCACTCATTTCACCTCAACGTATTCCCATTCGTCATGTAAGTGACACCAATTTTCACCACTATATATCTTATTTGCATACCAATGTTCAACACTATCATGCGCCATTATTTCTATGAACACTGTGTTTTTTATTGTGTCTTGAGGAGTTATTTGAATCCCCCCTACGCTCCAACCTTGACTGCACCCTGCTAGATTCATAACGAACAGGAAGGTCATAACTCGTACTAACAACTTCAAATCCTCCATTCTTTAACTTTTTTATTGTTTTATTCATAATGTTTTAATTACATAATTTTCTAACTTATGCTTACCTACAATCATTCTACCAGTTCCTCCACCATGCCTAGAATCACATTCATCTACATATGCCTGTTCTATAGTATCCCAACTATCACTTCGTTTGATTATTTCACCATCTAATACTAAAAAGTATTTATATCTGGAAGGATAAGACAGGGTCTCCGTCGTACCATCTGGGTATTTTTTCGTTCTGACAACGCCGGGAGTTGTATTCCTGTAAAGGCGCAAATAGTGACCCTGTGAACTTTTCCTTATAAGCATTAGTCTTCCTTAACTTCTTCTAAAGACTTTTTGAGCATATTAATAAACGCTTCACGACCTACCTTTAATTGGTCTGCAACAAAACTGTTTGATGCTTGTTTGTTTTGTATGTCGTTAATGTGATTTACCATCATTTTTTGCTCATCAGTCATATCTTCTATAACGTACTCTTTACCGTCAAGATTCAAGACTGGCTTTTCTTTTTCTTTTTTAGCCATTATTGACTCCTTATGTTAGTTGTTATTTACTTTCTAATTCTTTTATTCTTACCTCAAGTGCATCTATTTTTGCTAGAAGTTCTTGTATAGCTGAGACATACATTGTGTCTTTTGCTGATATTTTACTTGTTAAAGATTGACCATCTGTATCTTTTACATACTCATATTCTGGGTTTTCAACACCATCAATTTTATCTTCAATAGTATAAGAACCAATCCAATAATCATCAACTTCCTTTACTTCTTGAGCTACAAATCCTCTAATAGTGCCTTGTTTTCTTTTAGAATCTTTATATTCAAATGTTACAGGTCTTAGCTTTGTTATAATATCTAGCCCACCAGAATAATCTGCTATGTTTTCTTTTAACCTTTCATCTGAGTTTGATGCTATCGTTGTATTTGTAGCAGTCATGTCTCCGTCAAAATCAATTCTAAGATGCTCAGTCAAAGTGCCATTATTCATTACACTAAATCTAAAGTTACCATCTTCTTGAGTATTTGTATTATCGCCAATAAAAGTGCTTAATTGTGCGTAAGTTGTTTCTGCACTACCAGCATCTAGCATATTAAATTGTAAGAATGTTCTGTTGGTTGTAGCTGGTGAACTTGGATTGTGAAATATTTTTACAAAAGCACCTGTATCTCCAGCTCTATTACCCTCAAATTTTGCAACAAAAGTATCTTGGGTGTCTTTTACATGAAGAACAGGATCACTTCCATTTCCGGGATGAAATGCTTGGACTCTCCCACAATTAACTTGTGCGCCACTATCATCAGCCATGAATACTTGTGTTACATCTGAATTTCCTAGAACAACAGAATTATTTGCTTGTCCGTTTGCATTGTAACCTATTACAGTTTGATTACTTGCTCCAGAGGCACTTCCATTTGTATATCCACCAAGAAAAGTATTTTGGCTTCCAGTAGTTAGATTATTTGTTCCGTCATGCCCAGCGTTACTTCCTATGCAAGTGTTAAAAGTTCCTGTGCTAACATCATTGCCAGCAGTTGCACCCATTGCTGTATTATGCCCCTCACCACTAGAAGAAGGTTCACAGTTTTCTAATGCTAATCTTCCAACGGCAGTATTAAAACTTCCATCAACATTATCTAGCATTGCTTGATAGCCTATTGCTACGTTATACTGCCCCGTAGTACAACTTAACATTGACTGATAACCCACAGCAACATTTTGCGCTCCAGAGGTAATTGCAGACCCAGACGCATATCCCACACAAACTGTTCCATCAGCGGTGGCTTCCATAGCACCAGCACCAGCTTGAGAACCTATAATAACTGTTTGATCAACTAAACTTGAACCACCAAGAGCATCAGTTCCGATTGCTGTATTGTGTGTTTCATCAACTAAAGAATCGCCAGCATCTCTTCCAATAAGAACGTTGAAATTTCCTGTGGTTAAAGCGATTCCAGAATCTTTACCTATTAGAACATTTGCTTCGGCTGATCCCTGTATATCTCTACCAGCGTTTGCACCTAAAGCGATGTTATCAGCACCAGTCAAAGCAGTAGAAACATTACCACCTAATGAATTATAACCAAGAGCAGTATTTGAACCGCCTGTTGTGACATTTTTACCTGCTTTATACCCTACAACAGTTGAACCAGAGCCAGAGGTAAGAACTTGCAAAGCTTGATAACCGATACCAATTATACCATTTACAGTAATATTATCACCTTGACCAGCATGATAACCAATTAAGATACTTTCATCTGTTGCTGTTGTACTTGCACCAGACCCAGAACCAATAAATACATTCTCGTGCCCAGTAGTAATAGCAAGACCGGCATTACCGCCTATTGCCACGTTTTCAATACCAGTACCGTTTGCCGCTGTTAAAGCTTTGTAGCCTATTCCAACATTATAACCATCTCCAGAATTGTCTGTAGCGTTTAATGCTTCGTATCCCACAGCAACATTTCTATTTCCTACATTGCTTAACAGAGCTCGTGAACCAACTGCTACGTTATAATCTCCAGCATTTGCAAAGTTAGACGCATTTCCTACAGCTACGTTATGTGTACCATCATCACAGTTTTTTAAAGCTTCACTTCCTAATGCAGTATTTTGACCGCCAGAAGTAATAGCATTTCCACTATTATATCCTACTGTTGTATTAGCAGTTCCACTGGTTAAAGCAGATAATGAGAGAGCTCCTATTCCTGTGTTATTATCTGCGGAATTTGTTATTGTAGCATCTGCTACTTCGTGACCAATAAAAGTGTTTTTATCTGCACCGCTTACTAAACTTTTTCCAGCATCTTTACCAAATACTGTATTGCTAGCACCAGAGTCATTATTACTTAGTGAGATTCTTGAATCATCATCAAGAACAAATCTAATATTAGCAGAACCAGCGTAAAAATTAAGATCACCTAAAGAGTTATAAAAATTAAGATGACTATGGCTAGATGAACCATAGCCAACATAAGCTCTTTCAGTATTTCCAGAGTCTTTAAAAGCAAGTAAACTAACCATTGAGTTGCCAGTTGTGTTGGATTTTAAAGTAAGTTCTGCTATGGCAATCCCACTATCACCACCTACAACTAACTCACCATCTGATTTAAGTCTTAATTGTTCAGAGCCATTAGTGGTAAATTTTAAACAATCATTACCAGAACTGTGGTCGTATTTAATTGCC